TTGATGCTACTGTTGTTGGTTGTTGAAATCTTTGAGGTCTTGTATTTTGTAAAGCTATTGCATCTCCTACAATTGTTTTTCTTCTTATCTGTGGATGTTTTGGTTCAAATTCAGATATATGCACTAAAGCTCCTGTCCATTCTTTGACCATTTCTTGATAAGGAAATGCTTGTCCAGATCTGTCTGAAATAGCTAATGATCTTTTTCCTGTTGCAAATTTTGCCATATTATAATCCTTGTGGGTAGAAAGATTGTGGAGTTATATAAGTTGAAGTTCTTTGACCATCCTCATCTAACGCTCTTTTTAATTCATCCTCATAAATCATTTTATTTTGTTGAACTAATTGTGGATTTATTTTCATTGATAAATAATACCCTAAACCTGCTGCCATACATGGTAAAAATCTATAAGCTACGTCTGCTTGGTTTGTATATGCTCCAGCATCCTCTATTCTTTTAATCACATAAAATTTTAAAGCTGTATAGGTATTTAAATCAGGTGTTTGATACAAATAAATTTTTGGTGTTATTTGTCTCTCTACATAATATTGTGATGGTTGACCTGTTGATAACTTGTTAGGTAGTGCGGAATAAGCTGATCTATCTATTTTAGTTAAAGCAACGTCTTGCGTATTTGCATTGTCTGAAGCTGTTAAAGTTGATGATACAAAAGCTTCCAAAACATCGCTTACATTAGAAGCTACGCTGTATTCAGCTTGTCCACTTACTAATGTTACTTCATTTAAATCTACTTTCCAAAGATGAATACCTCTATTACCCCATTCAGCAAATAATAAGTTTAAACTAGTTCTTGCTGATTTTAAATCATAACCAGAGTTTGTTCTTACACCACATCTTTGATATCCTTCTTGAATAATTTCATCAATATCAAGATTAAAAGCTGTTGTTCCTGAAGTTGCCATCAATGTCCTTTTTACGATTATACAATTTCTTGGATTGTATCACTTTTTGACTAAATTTTGAAGACCTTAGGTTTTTTGCTATTTCGTTTGTTTTTAACTTGTGTTTTTTTTCTTTTTTCACCCCTAGCTCCTCTTAGCTTTCCTTCAATTTGTGCTCTTATTTGTCCTCGTCCTATTGCCATTTTACTCCTATACTAAATTATTATAAATCATTTAACTTGGAAAATATACTTTCTTTTACTTTTGTAAAATTTAAATTAAATGAAATTATGGTCTTTTTTAGATTATTAGTAATCTTAGGAGATCTATGTATAATAAAACTAGGAAAAATAATTACATCTCCTTCAATTGCTTCAATACTAATTTTTTTGTTTATATCTAATTGATCAATTAACTCTGTCTTAGGTGAATCTTTAGGAAGTTCAAGGTAATAAACACCTGTATAGTTTTCTCCATGAATATGCCAAGTATGTGTATCATTTTGAATATATTGTTGATACCACATACCATTTACTTCACACTTTTCATAATTTAATAATTGTGCACATTCATTGAAATGTTCCTCCAACTTATTTTTAACATATTTAATCCACTCTCTATTGTAATTTAAATTTAAGGACCAATCTAATCTATTGATATTATCTCCGTATAAATCATTTTGCATACGATCGCTGTATGAATTGTTAATTAAGCTTAAAAGATTTTCTTTTATTTCTTTATGATGTTTAAAGTTTTTTAAAATTGCAGCACAATTTAAATTAATTATCATCTTGATTATGGGTTATTGGATGAATAGTTACATTACCTGATATAGTAACACTATTATTTGTTCTTTTTACCATATGTTCTAAAAAACTAGGAAATATTACTATTTGATCTTTTCTGCACTTAGGTAAAAACTCTAATTGAAAAAAATTAGTTTTGTTAAAGAAATAAGGAGCAGGATAATAAGATTCTATTAAATTAATTGCAGGATTAAAAAATATTGTTTTACCTTCAATAACTTCTTTATAAATTATAAATGAAAAATGAGCTTGAGGATGACAATGTTTTTCTTGAAAATCATTATTATGATATCGATTTTCCCAAATATTTAATAATTCAATTTTACAACGTTCCTTAAAGTGAGATGAAAGCGATTTACCAATAATTGCAAAAAGATAATTAAAAGAATCCTCATCTAAAGTATTTTCAAAGTTAAAAGAAGATGGAGTCTGTGAGTTCCAAGTTTTCTCAAAGTTTTTATTTGTTAAATTTATTTTAGAAGTATCAATATTATCTATAAATATTGGAATAGAAAATAGATCTAATCTCATAGAATTTCTGTGGCTTTACCTAATACGGGTGCGTATTTTACTTTACCTTCAGATCTGTATGCGTGTAAGAATGATGCTCTTGGAGTTCCTTCAACCCAACTTGCGTGAATCCATCCGCTGTTAGGCTCACCCGGAGTATAGAACTCGAGGATGAGCTGGTCTGGCGATAGGTTAAATTTTATCCAATCAAATAATTCAGCGTTGTCCACGCCTACAACTTCGAAATCGGCGGCTTCTGCACGCGCGTGCTGTGATCTAGCAGAGCTACCAATAGCTTCACATAATTCTACGCTACGAAAACCGCTAGTGATCTTGACTCTGCCAAAATGGTCACGTACCGGCTGAAGAATATTTTCACACAACGCTTTTAGTTTTTCTATTTGTTCTGCGTTAGGATTATTATTAATACCTTTTCTTATAGCAGTGTCCGATTTAGTCAGCTCTGTGAGAGTAAAGTTCCGTGTCAGATTCATGAGAAAACTATATTTAAATTATACCTCAAACCTTTAGTTGGCCCACAACCAAAGTGCATTTTATTACTTTTAAAAACCAAAGCTTCAGATTCATTACTTTCATATTTATCATCCTCTATTTTAGTATATCCGTCATTTGTATTTAAATTATATAATACACTGTAAAATTTATTATCACTATAGTCAATATGTGGTTTGCCTACAGAAAGAGGGTGATAATAATTATAATTAACTCTTTTTAATTTATTAAATGTAAGTGATAATTCATCACAAACTTTATTAGCTATTATAAAAGCAAACATGTTTAATGTTTGTTGATCCGTTTTAATATAAGCATCCTCATTAAAAGTTTGCAAAACTAAACCTTGATCTATTATAAAAGAATCTTCCTGATCATTTTCATCAAAGCCAAAATACCAACCAGGTGTATTTTGTAAAATTTTAATAATTTCTTTATTAACTTTAGAGGGAAAAATATTTTTTATTATGCTCAGCACTAATCTAATATTAAAGAAGTTATTTTCTTTTCGCCCATATATACCTCTATGTTAGCTTTAGATTGTATGCATTTATATACAACCCTATCTTTGGTGCTTTTGTCCTTCATAGCGTAACGCTTGGCCTTAAGGCATTTTGATAACGACTCATGATAACGATGTTCTATAATTTTATGATCTTGTAAAAGCAATAAAGCAAATACCATCTCAATCATTTGTGTGCTCCATTACCATTTCTTATTAATTTTTCTACATCTTCTGTTAGTTTCTTAGTTCTTTCTTGTAAAAATTCAATGTTAACTGCATTGTTTCGCATACTCTTAACTTCTGAATCTATATCTTCTAATAAACCGCTTATATGCTCGACCAACATGAAGAGCTCTGCCTCCCCACTAGACTGACCAAGTTCTCCTCTTGGGTACTTAATTCTAAACTCTGTGTTGTGTTCTAAATCTTTTTGCATCAACTCTATCTTTGTTGAATGTGCATTGAGAGTTTCATGTAGTCCAAAATAAGCCCAAGTCCCAATTGCAACGAGCGCTATTAAACTGGCAACCGTTTTCATAGGCATTTGCACGGCAGCTTGTTCAGAAATTTTTAATGGTTTAGTCATTTTTTCTTTTTTTCCATTTTATAAAACATTTTATCAGTATCTTCAGTTACCATTTTATTATCTTCGGCATCCCAATACGTAGTTTGCACTTTATAGTCAGGCCAGCTGTTATCAGTAGTGTAGCTATTAATGTGCCAAAGAATACGATTATTAGGCTGAGCTGCAAAATTGCCGTTATCAAGAGCCAATATATGTGCACACTTATGTTCTTGAGGTATTTCAGAATGTTCTGTATCCAAGATGTTAACATCTGGATGTGCCCAATCAATTGTGAATAAATATTTTCCATGATAAAATTTTTTATCTAATCCTAAGAATTTTCCTGCTACACCATCCAACCAATCAAAGCAAGTAACACTAGGCCAATAACTAAAACTGTTCCACAACTCCAACTCGTGCGTCTGCATATCCGGCACAGAGGTTCTATCATATGATTTTTGGAAGAACGCTGATATAGGCAAACGCCAATAGCACGCACCATTGGGTAGCATAATGTTAAATAATAATGCACGACCTGAAATGGAAGTAAGGCCAAAGATAACACAGTCAAGATCACCTCTTTTATTTTTGTCCAAATCATAAAGGTACTCCTTTCTAATTTTACAATAAATGGGAGGAAGATTTACGTTTAGATATGCCATGTTTATACTTTTCCCTCCAATAATTTTTTCGTTCTAAGAGTCTTATTCTTTTTTCCAATATATCATATCCTAAAACTTTTTTAAGGAGCTGCGCTAACATTTCCATCTACGCCTCGCTTGTCTTAATCTAGAATTAGGGTCTTTAGCTGCTTTTGGAAATTTTTTCATTTGACCAGCACTCCTCGCGCAGAAGGACTTACGTCTCTTCGCAGCTTTAGATCCAGGTTTTACTTTACCCGTCACGGCTGTTTTTAATTTTGAACCAGGGTTTGCTCTTCGATATGCTGCTACTCCTGCTGCAGTCATCCCTGCACCTTTTTTGGTAGGCCTAAAATTTTTTTTATTTCTTGCAGGCATTACATCGCCACCTCTAGAAAAACCTAAAATTTCAAGTCCTGTTTTCATCATTACGTTTTCTCCTTAAAATTTTAACTCGTTGTTGCCAACACCAAACATTAAGTTTTGACGCATACTTTTCAATAAAAATAATAATTTTTTCATACATACTATGTAAAAGTAATAGTTACCCCTCCAGTGCCACCAATAGTAGCATGTATTCCTTCGTTAAATAAGATTCCACTACCAGGTAAATACATGTCTAAGCCTTCTTGACCAAATAAAAATGTAGCTATGGTTGTGCCAGACGCACCACCAGTTTTAAATATAATAGAACCACTTGCTGAATTACCTTTAGCTTGAATTGATGTAAGTCTAGCTCTTTGTCCTGTTGGAACCATTTGTGCAGTCGAGGTAGCGTGTGCTACCGACTGGTCACTTGTGAAACTTCCACCACCACTCATAACTATCCATTATTAGAGGTTAAATTTGGTCCAGAAAATTTATCTGTCAACAAAGTATAAGCAGTTACATGGGTTTTTGTTTTACAAAATATACCCTTAGGAAATAAAATACCATCTTCCGGAAAATTAAAATTAATTACATCACCTGTTGGAATGTCTGCTTGAAATAAAGTATCACCAGAGTTTGAAGTAGTTGTTAATTCTAAAACCCCGGCACCTCCACCACTAGATGCAATAATTATTCCTTTTAATCTTACAGGTTGTGCAATAATTGCAGCAGGTCCTGCAGCAGCGTCTGATCTGGTCGCTTGTATATCGGCTTTTACTGCCATAAAATTCTCCTATGTTTGTGGCTCCCGAAGGAGCCACTAATTATTTATTATTGTGAGTCAAAAGGTGTTGCGATCGAGCCTGAACCAACAAGTTCACCTTCAACAGCATATAAATTTGCTGCTATTGCAGTAAATTTAATTCTTGAACCTTTTAGACCACCAGTTGTAGCAACAGATGCTCCTGCTTCTCCGTTTAAATTAACTTCGTTATTTGCCGTA